TGGACGCTGAAGAGGAAATGATGGGCGGTGACGACGAAGAGCATGCAGATGAAGAGCACGGTGAGCTTGAAGATAAAGTTATGGATCTTGAAAAAGAACTTGACGAACTTAAAGCAGAATTTGATGCACTCATGGCAGACGAAATGGAAGAGCCAGCACACAGTGATATGGCAGACGACATGGAAACTGATGCTGAAGAGTTAGAAATGTACGAAGGCGATAAGAAAGAAGAAGAAGCAGTAGAAGAGGAAAAAGAAGAAGAAGTTTCCGAAGATGCTGAAGAAGTTGCAGAAGACGAAGAAGTAGTTGAAGATGCTGAAGAAGTAGCAGAGTCAACAAAGCCACAAGCAAAATACTCTAAGTCAGCAGTTGATCTTATGCGTGAGTATGTTGAAAAAGTTGCAATGCCAACAGGCGAAGACAACAAAGCAGTATCACCAGTAGCAAGTAAGAACGACATGGGTGGTAAGGCAGTTGATCCAACTGGTGGAGACAGCAACCCAGACGGCACAAGCGCACCTAAAGAAGGTAAAGTAGATAAAATGCCACATGCTGGTAACTACCAAAACGTTCCAGGTGCTAAAGCAGATCTAAGCAAAGCAACAGGTGCTAAGACTGCTGAAGAAGGCGGTGTCAACAAAGACAGCGTCGAAAAAGGTGGTAACTAAACTAGGACAATAATATGGCTTTGTACCTAAAAGAGAATCTTACATTTGATCGGGCCAAGATTGAGGTCATCACAGAAGACAGCAACACCGGTCAAGGTAAGGATCTATATATGAAAGGGATATTCATTGAGGGAGGCGTCAAAAACGCTAATGCTCGTGTTTATCCCATTCACGAAATTGAAAAAGCCGTTTCAAGTATCAATGAGCAAATCAAAGAAGGACATAGCGTCCTAGGCGAAGTAGATCACCCAGATGATTTAAAAATTAATTTGGATCGTGTATCACATATGATTGAAAGTATGTGGATGGACGGACCATGCGGCCACGGTAAACTTAAAATCCTTCCAACACCAATGGGAAAACTAGTAGAATCTATGATTACTAGCGGTGTTAAGTTGGGTGTTAGTTCACGTGGTAGCGGTGAAGTTAATGAGAGTTCGGGACACGTTAACAATTTTGAAATTATTACTGTTGACGTTGTCGCACAACCAAGTGCTCCACATGCTTATCCAACCCCAATTTACGAGGGGTTAATGAACATGCGTGGTGGACACAACGTATTTGAAGTAGCGAAAGAAGCTACTCAAGATCAAAGAGTACAAAAGTACCTGAAAGAAGGCGTTTTACGCTTAATCAAGGACCTTAAGTTAAAATAGGAGAACTAGATGTTAGATGCTATCAAGCCATTGATAGATAGCGGTATCATTAACGAAGATACGCAAGAAGCAATTACTGAGGCATGGGAAGCAAAACTTTCTGAAGCCAAAGAAACTGCTCGTGCAGAACTTCGTGAAGAATTTGCAAATCGCTATCAACATGACAAACAAGTAATGGTTGAAGCTCTAGACAAAATGGTAACTGAAAGTCTCCAATCAGAACTTGAAGAATTTGCTTCAGAAAAGCAAGCACTTGCTGAAGATCGTGTGAAGTTCAAAACACACATGAACGAAAGCAGTGCTAAGTTTAATGATTTCATGGTAACAAAATTAGCAGAAGAAATCAAAGAACTTAGAACAGATCGCAAACAGTACGAGAATAGTGTATCTAAACTCGAACAGTTTGTTATCAAGCAACTTGCAGAAGAGATTCAAGAGTTTGAGCAAGACAAGCAGGCAGTAGTAGAAACAAAAGTCCGCTTGATTGCAGGAGCAAAAGACAAATTAGCAGAATTACAGCAGAACTTTGTAGCACGTAGTTCGGCACTTGTTAAAGAGTCAGTTGCTAAAAACCTAGAGTCAGAAATGACTCAACTCAAAGAAGACATCCATCAAGCACGTGAAAACATGTTTGGTCGTCAAATCTTTGAAGCCTTTGCTTCAGAATTCGCTGTTACTCACTTAAATGAGAACAAAGAAATCAAGAAGTTACAGGCTGTTGTTGCCGCCAAAGAGGAAGCTCTAGCAGAAGCTAAATCACAAGCAGAAGAAAAGGCAACGATTGCTGAGTCAAAAGATAAAGAAATCAAAATGATTAAAGAATCAGCAGAACGCAAGGATAAACTTGCTGACCTGTTGAAACCACTCAACAAAGAGAAAGCCGCAGTGATGAGCGAACTTCTCGAAAGTGTGCAGACTGCTAAGTTGCAGAATGCATATGACAAGTATCTACCGGCAGTTTTAAACGCAAATAGCAAAACAGTTAGCGAAGCGAAAGCAGTGTTAACCGAAAGCCGCGTTGAAGTTACTGGTGATAAATCTGCTAAACAAACCAACGCCAAGACCGAAGATGACAGCAATGTTGTTGAGATCAAGCGTTTAGCAGGGCTTAGATAACCCTAAAAGGAAAAGGAAAAGAAATGACACAAGCACTATTAGAAAGCCGTTGGGGCGAAACAAAAGATGCCCTGTTAGAAGGTTTAAACGGCGCCAAGCGCAGTACAATGGGTGTTGTTCTAGAGAACACACGCAAGAGTTTGATGGAGACCGCTACCGCTGGTTCAACAGCCGCTGGTAACGTTGCTACATTAAACCGTGTAATTTTACCAGTTATTAGACGAGTAATGCCAACCGTTATTGCTAACGAAATCGTTGGTGTTCAGCCTATGACAGGTCCAGTTGCACAGATTCACACACTACGTGTACGCTATGCTGATTCAGTTACATCAACAGCAAGTGCACCATTTGATACAAGCGTTACTGCTGGTGA